CCGTTCTCATCGACGAGCATGACGGAGTCGAGCAGGAGCTTCTTCTGGGCGAGGACTCCGGCCTCGCCCTTGAACTTGCCGGCGCGCTCGAGCGCGCTCTGGAAGTCCTTCAGGCTCATGGTCTTCATGGGTGTTTCCTGCACGGCATCGCCCGGAGCGGCGAGGCAAGCTTGCAGGCGCGACGCCGTAGGCCAGCCGAAGGCTCAGAGATAGATGCGGCCGGCGCGCTTCGCGATGACGCGACGCACTACGGCCGAAGCATCAATCGGAGCGGGAGCCGGGACGGATGAGGGCGCGGGGATAGTCACCGTGACGAGCGTGCGCTTCGGAGCCTCGACGCCGAACCACTTCTTCGCGGCGACCGGCGACATGAGCCCCTTCTTGACCGCAGTGATGAGCGCCTCGGGATTCGCCTGGAGCGGCGCGAGGCTGACCTCGAGCAGCTTCCAGCGCGAGAAGATCGTCGAGACCGACGCGCCATACTTCTTGCGATCGACCTCCGTCGGCCGGCGCGTCCCGCCGTCCTCCGGGACGTAGCCGACCGAGACCGCGCGGACGATGCCCTGACCGACGAGCGCCGCGGCGACCTCGGGGAAGAACTCGCCGACATAGCCGTCCGGCTTCTTCGCGAAGACGAACTCGCCGACGATGTCGCGCTCGCGCCGCTTGATGCCGACCGCGCGCCCGACCGGCTTGTCGTACTCATGGTTCCAGAATAGGACCGGGTTCTGCTCGAACTCCTTCGCGTTCATCCCCTGCGGGATCAGCACCTCGCCGTCGCGGTCGAGCGTCTCGCTCGTGATGACGGCGGTAAAGCCCTTCGCGCTCGCGGAGATGTCGGCGTCGAGCGCCTTGCGGATCATGGTCGTCATCGGTTCCTCTCCGACTCCATCAGGAGCCGCTCGCCTTCGGCCTCGAGCTCCTCGTCCGTGATGTCCTCGACGATCGCCTCGAGCTCGGCCGGGAGCTTGGGCTGCATCGAGCAGCGGCAGTTCGGGTGAAGCGGCGGTCCCTGCACGTCTTCATAGTCGAGGACCATTGAGCCGCCGTCGGTCCCGGTCAGGACCGTACCCTTCGCGTAGAAGGACTCGCCGAGTCCGATCGCCTTGTCTCCGAACGCCTTTGCGGCCGCCTCGCAGAACTCGCACGGGTCCGGCGCGAGAAGCCACGTCTTCCCCTCGACGAGCCCGGTCGCGCTCCACGCCTCCACCTCGGCCGTACGCATGGCGCGCATCGCCTCGGTCCGCGCGACGGTGACAGCCCGGGTCTCGCTAAGGCGAGCGCCGTCCTCGTTCTTCGCGGCCCAGTCCTGGACGCGGGTCGCCAGCTCGTCGACCGTCTCGCCCTTCTGGATGCCATCGCCGAGGAGCTCGCCGACGCGGACGGACGTGTATTCGTTGACCTTGGTCGCGGCCTGCTGCGCGAGGCGAACGGACTCCGTCTCGACGTACTTCTCGAGCTCAGGCCGAGCAGGAGAGAAGGAGACGAGATCCTCGATGTTCGGCGGCGGGTCCGGCATCCCGGCGGCGGCCTGCTTGACCGCGCCGAGGCCGACCTCGACGCCGGTCTTGAGGGACTCCTTCAGCATCGGGACGAGCGCCTCGGTGATCTCGGTGTTCCACGACCGCGCGCGGATGAGCGTCTCGATCCGGCGCACGACGGTCGGCGTGACCGAGCCGGCCTTGCGAAGCTCGGCGATGACCGCGAGCACCTGGGCGTCGAGTACGCCGCCGACGGCGCGCTTGATCGCGGCCTCGATCTCGTTCAGCTTCGCGGCTTCCTTCTCCGCGTCCTTCTCGCTCGCCTTCGTGCGGATGCCGCCGAGCGGCGCGGTGTGGTGCTGCCAGAGCGCCTTCTGGGAGACGACGCGCTTCTCGCCGCATCCGCAGCCGCAGGACTTCTTGCCGCGCGCCCGGTCGAACTCCTCGACCTTTCGCTTGGCCCACGACCATCCCTCGTCGCCGCCCCAGCCGTTCCACGCCTGCCAGCCCTTCCCCTGCTCGTCCCACGACTCGCCCTGCTTGTCGGACTGGTGCCGCTCGAAGTAGGCGACCATGCGGCGGATCGTCTCCTCCGAGAGCGCGGTGCGGTTCGCGAGGTCGCGAGCCCGGGCGATCCCGACGGCGGTCATGCCGCGCTGGGACTCCGGCTTCTCTGCGCGGACGTCGAGCGCGCGGCGCGCGTTCTCCGCGACGGACTCCGGAGGCACGGTGTCGATCTCGCCGACCTCGGCCTTGAGCGCCTTGCGCGTCGTGACGCGGCGCGTGAACTCGGCCTTCGCGTCGTCCTCGCTCTTGCCCTCGGCGCACATCGAGTAGGCGATCGCGATCGCCTGGTCGCGGTCGTAGCCCTCGTCGATCAGCTTCGGGATCTTCTCGCCGATGCAGTCGGAGGACGCGGCCTTGGACTCGAGCGCCGGCTCCTCATCCTCGACGGTGTCGAGCGGTCCTGCGAGACCGTCGACCGTGGCCGGCGGCTCGGCCACCGGCGCGGCAGCGCCAAACGGAAGCGGCTGCGGCACGCCTCCGAGCGGCTGACCGTTGAAGTGCAGCATGTCCGCGTGGACGTCCTCGATGCGGTCGAGGCCGATCTCCTCGCGGATCTCGTTGACCGTGCGCCAGCCGGCCGAGAGCGAGGTCTGGCGCTCCGTGAGCTCGAACTGCTTATCGCTCGGCACCGGGTTGTCGTACGCGAGGAACGCGTCGCCCTCAATGCCGAAGAGCGGCATGAGCGTCTGGTTCAGCGTCTCCTCGTCGAACCGCAGGAGCGGCAGGACCGTCGTCTCGCGCCACTGCGCGAAGCCCGTCGTCGCGCTCGCGAGGTTCGGGTCGTTCGCCTTCAGCATCGAGACCGGAACGCCGAACACGGCGGCGATCTCCTCGACGATGTCGTCGCGGCCTCCGAGATCCTTCGGCGGGAACGCGAGCGGCTTCACGTCGATCTGGGCGCTGCTCGTCAGGAAGTGACCCGTCCGACGCGTCCCGCGGAGCTTCTCCTGAATCTGCGCCTCGAACCGCTCGAGCTCGTCCTCGCTCGAGACGCCCTGCACGGTGAGCAGATAGTCGGGCCGCGCCTTGTTCTCGAAGAAGGAGAGGTCCATCTCCTTCATCGCCACGTTCGCCATCGCCGCGCCCCATGCGGCCTCGAGTTTGCCGAGGCCGTAGTACAGGTCGCCGGGATTCGGACGCTTGAAGTGGATCACCTCGTCCGGCGCGAACGCCTTCCGCTGCTCCCGGCTCGCGCCGTAGAGGTAGGCGTCGATGAACTCCGTCTTGCCCGGGACGATCTCCGTCCACTGCGGAGGCATCGGCCAGAGCTCGACCGGGACGCCGAGAGCGCGGTCGATGACCGGATGGAAGAACGCGTTGCCGGTCAGCTCGCCCCAGAGGACGCGGAGCACGGTCGCATCGAACCCGTTCATGTACGGGTTCACCTTGTTGAGCAGATCGAGCACCGGATGCGACTCGGTCACGACCTCGTATTCGTCGCCGAACTCGGCGGCCTTGCGGAGGACCCGCGCGCTCGGAGCCTGCCGCGCGTCGCCGGCGAGGTACGCCTTCTGCCGGCGCGAGACCGCGCGGGATCGGAAGAGCTTCTCGCCCGAGCCGTTCGTCTTGACGTAGAGGCGAAGCGGAGTCGACGCGACCGCGATGGCGTTCAGCGTCGCAGCAGCGTAGATCCACGAGCGGTAGAGCTGCACCGCGTTCCGGTAGTTGAAGTCGGGACGCTTTGCGCCATCCTGACCTCGCACGACCGACATCGACGTCCTGAGCCACTTCTGGTCGTTGTTGACGGCCTTCTGCTCGAGGCCGCCGCCGCTTCGGAATGCCGCCGTCAGTCGCTGGATCAGATTCATTAGATGACCTTGAGGACGAGAGGCTTCCGACTGCGCCGAGCGAGGACGGCCAGCGCGAGCGCGCAGACGCCGTCGTCGTGTCCGACCGTCGCCTCGTAGCGGACGGTCCTCCCCGAGTATCGGAAGCCGAACGCCTCCAGTTCGCTCCGCAGCCATCCGTCGGGGAACCGGATCTCGCCCGTCTGTATCGCGATCTGGAGACCTTCCATCAGCTGCTGCTTCGTCTGGGACGTGAACTTGAAGCCCTCGACGTGACGGCAGACGCGCGCGAGATCCTCGACGATCGGGTCGCCGACGCCCGTCGAGTCGATCTGCGCCGGCACGTTCCCGATCATGCGCGCGAGCTTCTCGCGCGTGACCGTCCAGGGAGCCTGCCATCGCTCGAGACGGCAGACCGCGCCGGCCTTGTCAAGACCGACGGCGACCGTGTAGTCGCTCGACTTCGCGAGGTCGACGCCCCAGACCTCCGGCTGCGCCGTCGAGATCGGAGCGACGCACTGGCGGATCGCGTCGAGTCCGAACGGGTTGCCGCCGTCCTCGGCCGGGACGCCTTCGAACTCCTGCCGGAAGACCTCGGTCGGCATGGAACGGCGCGCCGCCTCGATCTCGTCCGGGTCCATGTGCGGATTCGAGATCGACCCGATGCGGAACGCCTTCCATTGGCCGGACGTGTCGCCTTCAGCCTGGAGGTAGAGGCGATGGAAGTCTCCCGTACCCTTCGGAGTCCCGAGGAAGAGGGCGTGTCCCTTCCGGTCGGCGAGCGTCGCGCGCGCGGCGTTGTTCCACCAGTCGAGTAGACCCGGCACGAACCCGGCCTCGTCGACGATGATCTGGTCGTAGAAGCGGCTTCGGCCGGCGTCCGGGTCTTCGAGCGTCCAGAAGTCGATCGAGCCGCCCGTCGCGAGCTCGAGCCGCTTCTCGACCCGGTCGTGCCGCGAGATGAGCGGAGCGAGCGCTCGCTCGAAGTCTCGCACCGGGTCGGCGAGGTACTTGTACGACGGAGCGAACCAGCCACACTTCCGCGCAATTATGGCGGTTTCGATCCCGATCTGGATTCCGAAGGTCGTCTTTCCCCATCGGCGGCCGATCTCGAGCACGTTGAAGCGCGCGAGGTTCCGGTAGACCGTCAGCTGCGACGGATGCAGGACGGACTCGAGCGCCGGGACGCGGACCTTCACGCCGTGTCGGCGAGGCCGAGCTTCGGCGCGATGCGCTCGATCGTCACGACCTCCTCCGTGACCTTGGTGTCGTTCTTGTCGCGCTGGTCGAGGTACTGCTTGCCGAGCCAGATCAGCATCGTGACGTTTCCGTCCTTCGCCTTCTCATACTGCCAGCGCCGAAGGCTCATCTTCATCTGCTCGCGTCCGGCCTTCATCTCCTTGGAGAATCGGTTGCGGAGCGTGCGCGCGGTGCATTTCAGCACGGCGGCGATCTCGTCCTGCGTGCATCCGATGCGCGATAGCGCCTCGACCTGGGCGGCGTCTATGTTCGCTTTAGGCGCTGCCACGTACCGCCTTCTTTCCGGTCAACGTCTCCCACCGCTTCACGATCACATCGCAGTATGCAGGGCTGATCTCCATGCCGTAGCACTTGCGGCCAAGTTGCTCGGCGGCGATGAGCGTCGTGCCTGATCCGAGGAACGGGTCGTAGATCAGTCCGACAGTCCACCGCACGACTTCTACCATTAGCGAAACGGGCTTTTGTGTGGGGTGCAAATCGTTTCCAGTACGCGCATGATTCACCAAATCGGTAGGTCGTTTGCCGACCCACCGATGCTTTGCCCCCGCATAGAACAAGCAGACTTCGGTCTGCCTTGCGTGTTCATGCTCAAGATCTCCCATAGACCAGTTGTTCTTGCCCCATGTGATTACCGACTTTGGCTTGGGTGCTTTTGGGATGTTGTCCCATCTGCACCAGATGTAGCGCGAATGTGTCGCCTCTATTCCGATTGCGTGAATGAGCATTGCTTCGTCGGCATCTCCTCTGATCGCTTCATGCTGCACCTTGCGGTAATTGCTCTGAAACTCCATCCCATACGGAGGATCAGTCACGACCGTATCCGCCCTTGCCCCCGCCATCAGCCGCTCGACATCCTGCGCCTTCGTCGAGTCCCCGCACAGCACCCGATGGTCGCCGAGCAGCCACAGGTCGCCCGGCTTCGTGATCGGCTCCGCTGGCGGCTCGGGAACCTCGTCCTCCGTCACCTCGGCCATGCCGTCGATCATCTTGGACAACTCGGCAGCGTCGAAGCCCGCCGCGTCGAGCAGCGCCTCGTCTTCGCACTGGAGCGCCGACAGCGTCTCGGCAAGCGCGTCGTCGTCCCACTCTGCGAGCTCCGCGGTGCGGTTGTCCGCGATGGCGTAGGCCGTAGCCTCCGCGCCGCGAAGATCCGTCCGGACCACGGTGATCTCCTTCCAGCCAAGCGCCTTCGCTGCCGCGAGCGTTCCGTTGCCGGCGCGCACGACGCCGTCGGCGTCGACGACGATCGGCTTCTGCTGGCCGAAGCGCGCGAGGCTCGCCTTGATCGTGGCGAGGTTCTTCTCGCCGTGCTTGCGAACGTTCGCCGGGTCGAACTGCACCGAGTCGATGGGTATGCGTTCGGTCTTCATCGCCAGATCTGCTCCGCTACTGCGACGGCGAAGTCGCGGTCGACGTACGCCGGATCGACCCACCAGTCCTCAATGCCGAGCTTGTTCGAGTCCGCCACCGTGCAGACGTAGTCGTATCCGCGCGAGATCATCATGCCTCGCATCCGCTCCATCCGGTAGTCGCCTCCCGGTCGGTACTGGTCATGCTCGACGCAGGCGACCCGGAACCGGACGCGGTCTAGCGGGAGGAGGATCAGCATCGCCAGCGTGAGGTCTGGCGGCTCGAGGTCGAGCGAGAGGAAGTCGACGGCACCGTCGCGCACGAGGCCGGCCGCCTCGATCTCCTCGGCCCACGGTACGCGGAACGCGTCGCCGTACGCGATCGACGACCGCTGCGCCCTATGCTCCTCGACGAAGCCCGGGTCGGAGCAGATGCCGCGCCAGCCGCGGACGCGCTCGAGGTAGACCGAGTTCGAGAACCGGACGGGATCGCCTGCGCCGATGTCGAGGAACGTCCCGCCGTCGACGTTGAGAAGGCGGTCGACGAACTCGTCCTGACGGAACTGGCTCTGGTACTCCATCGCTCACTCTCCTAGATGTTCAGCCGCCGAGGATCTCGTCGGCCCTTGCCCTCGTCAGAAGCCCTATGGAGACAAGATAGTCCATGCCGGCGACCGTCATCGGATCGTCGGCGACTATTTCCTGCGCCGCCTGCGCGAGCTGCTGGAAGTCCGCGACGGCCGGATCGAGCGCCGCCGCCGCGCGGAAGGCCGCGCGCTCCGATGCCGTGAAGCGGAGGAGGAACTGGTACGCCGTCCACGAAGGCGCGCGGAAGTTCCATCCGTCGAAGATTCGTCCGACCGCGCAGGACGGGTCGAATCCCTTCACGCCGTTCACAGGACGCTCCTCCTGCTCGACGATCGAGACGACCCGGCGGTTCTCGTCGAGGATCGCCCACCTCATCGGTTGACCTCGCTCTCGAAGGCGAGGAAGTCGATGTTCATCAGGCGCGCCGTAGTTCCTGCCGACTTGACGATGCCGCAGACGATGCCCGTCGCCCGGGCCGTGCCGGTCGGAATGTTCGCCGTCTGCGTCGAGACGAGCGCGCCGTCGATGTAGAACTTCGCCTCGTTGCCGGCGGCGTTGACCTCGATGTCGAATCGGTGCCAGTTGGTGTCGGCCGTGATGCCGGTATCGACGCCTCCGGCCGTCGTCGAGTTGCTCCGGCAATGCGCCTGCCA